CCTTAGTAGCCGCTCCTGTGCCACGCGTTTTAACAGTCTGCGTATTAGGGACATTATTTGGGTAACCATTCTTAGTATCCTTTACAGGTACTGGGGTAGGCATCTTGTTCATTATCGCCCCCGCCCAGCTTTTTTCTGCATCATGACCTTAGGCATACCCTTGCCCATCTTTTTCTCCGTCATGGACTCTTTGGGCGGCTTAAGCATACCACCTTTTTTCAGGCCCATGCGATGCATTTTTGAACTGCCCTCGTGTTTCTTAATAGCCTCGGCAATTTTGTTAGCCATTTTGTTCTCCTATTAAAATTAAGGCGCTGTTAATCGAATTAAAGCAGAGTCTACTGTTGCCGGAGGAAACACAACTCTAAATGATGTAGTGGAAGTGCGATCAGCCCCAAAATCTAAGACACAAATAGATGGTCCACTTACTGTATATACCAAAGCTCCTCGTGCGGTAAGAGAAGACACCCAAGAAGGGTCTGTAAATGTTAAAAAAAATATACCATTTTCTGTGTCATAAGTAGGAGATACGAGCTGTCCTGTAGCGATATATCCTGATGCCACGACTTCATCAGAAGATGTATATGCGGCTGTCGTGTTATTTAAAGTTGCTGCACTGGTATAAAGAGCTACCTTAAAATAACTACTTGAAAAATCTAAAGTTCCAGCTGCAATGGCGGCTTTAAAAGCGTCTGTTAAATAATTTCCAGTAAACGCCATTTTTGTCTCTAAGAATTAGTTAAATATGGAGAATAAGTGCTTGAGTTTGCCAGCATATAAGGAAACATTGTTTGAGTGATGTACGTAATTTCTAATGGTGTAAGAGATGAAGAAAGAGATCCTGTAACAAAACGCAACATATCTAAAGCATCAGAAGAACTAACTATACCGTCTCCATTAATATCACCAAGTCTTCTATCATTAACAAATGTATTTCTAAACAATGCTGTTGGTATTGGTTGCGATTGAACGGCTGCTTGCAATAAAGCATTTGGTAACAATGATTGTGTCACCACCATTCCATCTAAAACCACACCAACCGGAAACAATACTGCAAATGGAGCCACAATTGCTAAATTATTTGGTGTAAGCCCATCAGCATTAGCTCTAGCACCACCAACCGGTGCCCATCCCCATTGCACAATTCTACTACCGCCAGATGGGTCGCCGCTACCTAATGGGCCAGCATTAGACTCAATTTGCAAGCCTGTGTAGCCAGCTTGTCGATAAGTAGTATCTGGGCGTGGATTACGAATAGCCTGCGGGTCATTTACCGGATACATGCCCAACTGCAACTGTGGCTGATCTGGTTCCCAACATGTAGGGCAGACAAGAAGATTTACGTTCTTTGTCTTAATAACGATGCTTTTAAGCTGTTTTAGCTTATAGCGAAAGCCACACCTATCGCACTGCGATATAGCCCATTTACCAGAGGCAAACTTGGTAGGCATTAATAGAACATCTCACGCGGCGCTAACCGCAGAGAAGCCTTCTCACGATCTTCAGACGATGCCAACGCCCACTGCTCTTCATACGACATCTTGAGCATTTCTAACCGTGGGAGCGCCTCAGGAATCTTCATGGACAAGTAATATGCCAGCCCAGCCACTAAGCAAGGCAACAGACGGAATGGAATGTCTTGTGTGTCTACCCCGTTACCCGCGTCCTGTAAGCGACGCAGTCTCCAGTAGACATAGGTGTAAAAGTTACTCTGGTCTGGCGCAGGCCAGACATTAATATTTGGCGGGTTTACCCCAGTAGAAGTGTTAGTCGTATTAGGCTGGTTACCGTTTATGGGGTATGTAGCACCCGACTGCCGGTTAATCCAGACCTGAATGGGTCGGCCTTGTGCGTTCTTATTCGGTATCGTGGCATAAGTAGAAACGCTAATGCGGCTGATGTTGATGTCAGTCTGCTCAGCGCCTGTCTGAGTCCGTATCACACTATCCAGAAGGTCAATCGTATCTACAGGCAGAGCGTAGGTAATCTGCCCCTGCACCATTGGAATCGACCCCTGCTCAATAGTCCAGAGGTTAATACCACGGTTAGCCCACTCAATAGTCAGCAGGTTCAGAGATCTACGCGCTGTACGGAACTCATAACCCGTGCGTACCTCTAAGCCACAACGCTCAAAAGCTTCTTCAAGAAGCTCATTGAAGTCTAGATTAAAGCTAGTGGTGCCTGAAGTGGTCATTAAACCATCCGTCCTTTGGTTTTGCCTTTACGAGCGCAGCCATCTGCTCTTTTAGACGCGGAAACCGTACCGCCTTTTTTAAATCTTTTGGTGACTTTAATCCCGCCGCCTGTTAATTCTCTGTTTGTTTTACCTTCTCTAGGCTTGAACGCCTGTCCTTCAAGATACGCTTCAACATCCAAATCATCATTAACCTGTTTTCTGCCAGACAATCTGCCGCCCAAAAAAGAACCGTATTGATTTGAAGCGCCAGACCCACGCGCTAGTACGTTTTTCATACCAGACTTAGCCATGAGTTCGGCGTCCCTCATTTCACGCTCTAATTCTTTATCAGTGATTGTCACTTCATTCCCCTCAAGGTCTTAGCCAGACGCGCTCTCTGTCCTAGCTTACCCGGTGCTTTTGTAGCCCGATCTAGCATCTTAGCGGGAATCTTTTTCTTACCCTTGATGCCAAGCTGCTCACGCAACGCACCCGGCTTCTTGATGGCTTCTTTTATAAAACCACCCTTCTTTTTACCTACAACACCACGGCCCATAAGCACGTCGGCTTTGGTTACTTCACCGTCTTTGTTTAGGTCTGGGAACGATTTAGCCATTATCGGAACCTCGCTGTCTTTGCTGCAATAGATTTTGGTTGTTTAACGAACTGCTTTCCAGAAGCTTTACCAGCTCTTTTCGCTCTAGTCGTCGCTGCATACTCAGCTGGAGATAGTGACTTGATCGCCTTCTCTGGGAGGTAACGTTCGCCAGTATCGGAAGACGGTTTCCCACTCTTAGTTCTCCACTTTTGTGCTGTCCAGTCTTTCAAGCTCTGCTGCGGCTTCTTTAGCGGCATCTCGCTCAGTCCTTTTTCTCTTCCGGTACACTTCCGCAGCTTTTAAAACCCACGAAAACACATTTCCGTCTCTCTTCGGGTCGTACACCGGCGCCCGAATCACTTATATCCACCCCCCTTAGCTTTGTACTGCTTAGCCAAGAGTTGTGCTTTTCTTGCTGACCACTGACCCGCAGCAGTCCCTTGAGTCGCGGAGCCTTTAATCTTTTCAAAAAGACTCTTACGCATTCCCGGCTTCGTATAAGTGCCTGCTTCATTGACACGAGATTTAACCTTTCCGCCTTCAGCATACTGCGTGAAGTTATTAGGGTTATCCCTACGAGTGGCTTTTTTAGCCTTGGGCATTTTAGATGGGCGAATATCACCCATCCCGCGTGAAGGTCTCATTTAGCACTTCCCGCCGCCACGCATTTTGGTCTTCGGCATACCGCCGTTCATCATCTTGACCATCTTGCCTTTGGTCTTGCCCTTAGAAGCCACACCGTCACGGCTAGGAGCAGCGGTCTTAACAGCGCCCATCTTGGAAGCGCCCATGCCAGTCATCTTTTTCATACCATTTTCCCTTTCGTTTTACCCTTCGTTGCACAGCCATCGGCACGCTTGGAAGCGGAAGACTTGACCATGCCACCAGACTTATAGCTAGTACGCTCTGGAACTCTCAAACCACGTACAAGACGACGCGCCTTATCCAAAGGGGACCCTTTTTCTGGGGCAGCATCAGGTTTGATATCAGCCCTTTTCTGTTCAGGTAGGCTTGCCCGTAAGTTACGTAGTTTCTCTGCAGGGGTCATACGCTTAGGCGTAGCATCAGCTGCTTTAGAAGCCGTACCACGCTTAGCCAGACGTGATGTTTCATCGCCTGTATCAGTTACTTTAGGTGCGGCTGCTTTAGGCTTAGCCTTAGGCGCAGTGGCCTTAGGGGTAGCTTTCTCAGCCGGTTTACTAGTACGGGCTACAAAATCTTTGATACTTTCAGTAGTACCAGGCTCATCGCTCATCTGACTACGCTCATACTCTTTCTTTTCGCGCTCTTCAGCGGCTAAAAGATTTTTGGCGTCATCAGAGTCTGCGTATCCGCCTTCAGAAAATTTACGCTTTTTCATACTTTCCTCTGCCCTAAGGCGTCAATTTTGTCCTCTAACCGTTTAAACCCGCTGTCAAAATGTTCACGGATTTTCTCTAGGTCTGCCCTTACTTCTGCACGTGTGATGTGATCCCGCGCAACTTCTTCACGCGTTCTGTTAAGCAGAATGCTGATGCGTTGAAGCTCATCGAACTTGCCCTTAAGCAACATTCCCATCACCGCCACTATCGCGCTCAGCGCGATATTCCAAAGCATCATTTCCATCTAACATTTCCATGCGCGCAAAGATTTATTGATGCGGCTGTTCGGATCATTGGCAGTCTTAGCAGAGGTAAGCTTCTTCTTCATGCCTTTCATCCTGGCGCAGAACGAGTCACGCCTTTTACCGCCTTCTGGCTGCGGGGCTTTTAATCCCGGCTTACCTGGATTGGCAGCGTTATAGGAAGCACGCCCCTTGGCGTTGAGACCACCTTTGGGGTTTTTGCCTTCTTTGCGCTGCCAAGCAGGTGTCTTAGCCATAGATCAATGTCATAGAAGTGGTGTTGGTCACAGTCCCATGCAGGCCAGACTGACAAAGGATTCCTTCGCCTGGCATGGGGATGATCGTATAACCAGCCGTAGTACTAGCCGCCGTGTTGATAGTGGCTAAAATCTTGCCACTACCACCACCTTCACGGATAACAACAGAACCAGCACTACCACCATTAATAGCGTAAATAGTCTTAATTCGCGCTCGGTCAATGGCGTTGTTGTTCTGGTCCAGAAAGTTACCCGTGGACTCTAGCGGCTTAGTCGCTAGTACGTCATATTGCATAGTAGGCATTTGAGCCTCCTATTAGACGGACTGTTGACCGACCAGCGGATCAGTGACGTAGTAAATGATATAGCCAGAGGCCGTACCAGCACCGGAAGATCCGTCAGTTACAGTGATGTAGACATTCTCGTCTGCATCCATAACCAAACCAAGATCATTACCAGCAGTGGTCGCCGTGCCAACAGTCACAGTACCAATAGCATTGGTGTAACCATCGACAAGACCGTCGGTATCAGACGCACTGTTAGAAACAGTAGCCCAACCAAGGTCAAAAGAACCAGAAGCTCCGCTAACAGCGCTGACAACCACAGACATAACCACAGCGCCAGCAGGCAGGATTAGGTCAGGGGCACCAGAAACCGAAGAAATTTTGGCATTAGTGGTAGTAGCAGGACCAACATCGTCAATATAAAACTGGGCGGTCATAACCATGGAACCGCAGTAAGCTTGCCGTGTGGAATCGGCACCCGAGCGCCAAATGGACTGGGTGGTAGACGGACGTACACTCATTTTATCCTCGCGTGTAGTAGCACATCCTCATATCGTCTCTACTAAGTCTGCTAGGCCAGTCGATATGAGTGAAAATCCTAGACTGCAACAACAGTACAGCAAAAAGAAAGGGGGTGCAAGACCCCCTTTCTACCCAGATTAAGCGCCGGGCGAGCCGAACATACCCAAGGGGTCCGAGAACCCAAATGAGTAACGCTCACGAGCCTTGTAACGTACGTTGCCTGTATCGAAGTCCCCGTCCATGGACTGAGACAGCGGAGTACGAACAAAGTGCTTCATACCGTTAGGCACGTCTGTGCAGAGGAACCATGCGTCGGTGTCCGTCAGCCAGTGATTAACGGAATACCCGTCAGGAATCGAGCCGTTATTACGCAGCGCATTGATGTCGTTATCAGCCGTACCTACACGCTTTTCAGTCTCAAGCAGGCGGGTTGCAACGAACTGCAATGACGGAGGAATAATCAGCTTGCGGGGTTTAGCCGCAATCAGCAGACCACGCTCATCGGTCCATGCAGCGATCTGAATAACGGCGGCTTCAAGCGAAGTCTCGTTAAGATCAGCAGGAGTAGCAGGCTCGTTAGAGTTGACGCCACCAGAGACAAGGGGGTGATCCGTTGCAAACAAGGCTTTACCGTCACCACCAGCATAGGCAGAGTCAAACCCGTTGTTTAGCACGGCTGCAGCCTTAACTTGCTTGGTATAAGCCATAGCGCGAGCCAAAGACTTGGTGTAACGCGAAGACAGGGAGTCATAGAGGTTGTCCTCAATAGCCTCTTCCGTCAGCGAAAAACCAAGAGCAATAGTCTCGTGCGTATAGCGTGCCGTCCAAGCCTCTTGCGCGTTATCGTAGGCAATCGCACTGCCTTCGTTCTTCACCGGTGCGGCGGAGAAGCCAGACAGTTTGGTTTCCTCTTCAAACGAACGCTCGGAGGTCTCGGTCTCGTAAATCTCCTTATGCTCTTCGCCGTAGCGTGCATATTCCATACCAAACAGAGCGTTCAGACCAGGAAGGAGTTCTTTAAGTAGTTGTGCGCGTGAAATAGCCATTTAAGTTTCTCCTTAGACGCCAACGGGGTTGAGGTATTGGTGTCCACCGGTCACTGTACTGGTAGTCGTAGTAGCAAAAGTACCAGGGGTCGGCTCAGTAGTTGTAGACGCAGAGACTACGTACGGAGCGTTCCACTTAACAATAGCTTCTTGATACACGACGTTACCACCAGACACGTACGAAGTCTCAGGAACGAGATCAATAATACGAATCGGGAGGGTAGCCGTAGTAGCAATATTGTCGATAGCTACAGCGGAGTTACCAGTAGTCGTGTTACCGGAGTTCTGCACCAACTCGGCGTTGTTACCAACAGCCGTACGCTGAACAGTACCGATAGTCGTACCGGAAGAAACAATAGCTACTTTAAACAGCGCGTCAGGGTCGTCCTGAACGTACGCCATAATGTCAGAAGCCACGGTGTTAATTGGGTAATTCTGACGAAACACCTTACCGTAAGTCGGATCAGTGTAAGAGCAGCCAAGGAAAACACCAACAGGAGTAGCGGTGGTAGTACCGGTCTCTTTCACCAGAATGCCATCACTAGACAACTTAACTACATCGCCGAAGAAAATTCCGACGCCATAGTTAGATGCGATGGGGATCTGACGAGTAGCACCAGCAAACACCTGACCGCCGATCAAGTTGATCGGGATTAGCCCATAAGGGCCATTAACAGTAGGATAAGCCATAGTTGACCTCGTTAAAAGTTAAATGCCTTTGCCAAACGATGTCGTGGATCTGCGCTCTTTAAATAGCGGCATCCTCGGATCGTTATCTTTCATAAAGCTGCTGTCTACAGCGTCCATATTGTCCTTGGTCGCTTTGGCGAAATGCGCCGCACGTTGTTCCACGAACTCTTCTGGCATTTTGCAGAGTAACAGCCCAGCGACTTCGATGTTGTCTTTGAACCTGCTGTTAGAGTCTACGAGAAACTTAAACTGGGGTTGCTCCTCAATACGCACTGGCTCCCAGCCTTCTCTAAACTTAGCAGAGACGTTTTTAGCGTCTAACTGCCCACCTGTAGCTACACGAATCCAACGATACGCATAACCAGATTGTTTAACGGGCTGCGGTAGCGTTTCTGGGCGCTGCCACTGCTTAGGTCTCTCAGATTTTTCTCTACTCTCAAGTTCGCGTGCAAGTCTATTTTCAGCCATTTTGTTTCTCCAGTCGTATCATTTCTTTCGCATACTGCTCAGGCGTTAACCCAAGCCTCTTCGCAATTGCTAACTGCGATTGCTTTAGCACTATCCTCTTGGCAGAAGTGCTTCTTGATACCGGAGCCACAACATTAGCCGGTTTCATCTCAGTGCGCTGAGCAGGCTTGCCGCCCCTGTCAGACGTTTCTACTTCTTCATCTTCCCCGAAGTAATCAGAGAAGCGTTTTCGCATGGTCTTATCGACCGTATTCCAATATTCGTCAGTACCAACGTAACCTGCGCCGTACTGTTTTTCTAATTTCTGATGCAACCCTAGCGCTGTTGCAGTCATCTCTTCGTCCTGCCCGAACCACGTATTTTTGCTACGCCATTCAGAGGTCTTACGATCTAACTGCGGGGGCTGAGGTTGCGCCCTTTGTTCATTTATATCAGGAGTTTGCTGGGTTTGTAAAGGGGGTCTGTATCCTTTTAGACTCTCCAGCTTAAAATTCACAGAGTTAAGCTTAGCCTGAGCATCTACTAACTTGTCGGAATCTCCAGCCTCATAAGCCTCTTTATAGGCTCGTTTAGCCATCTCCAACTCAATTTCTGCAGCGCTAGTAGCCGTCATTACCAGGGATTTCTCCCCTTCACTCAGCCTATTTCTGAGAGCTTTATTCTCTTCTAGGGCTTTTTGAGCCATAGCTAGGGCTTCTTGCTGCTCCCTCAGTGCCCGTTCTTTCTCCCGCCGCTCGTCATGCCAGACCTTTTTCATCTGCTTCAGACGAGTTTTTACCTTGTCAGAGTAGTCTTCTAGCTCATCTTGCTCTAGCTCTTCAACCACTTCTTTTGGTAACGGCTGACGCCCACGATCCTCTGCAGGTGTGTCGTCTTCAATCTCTAACTCAAAATCCTTCTCTTCTGCTACTGGTTCCTGCTCTTTGATGTTTTCAGTATCTGCCATTTGTTACTCCTTATTTGCGACTGATGCCGCGAGGATCTTCTACTACACCCTCAACAGAATCATCGTTAATAATCCGAAACTCGCGCCCGTGAATCTTTAGACGAGTGCCAGCATGAGGACGAACTAATACAAAATCACCCTCTTTGCACCATGGGCCTGACGGAAACCTAGCTAAGTCTTTATAACAATCTGGACCCATTTTCATAACAAACAGAACCGTAGTCAGCAATTCTTCATGCTGCATGGTTATGTCTGCCTTGACTAGACCACTGTCAAACTTGTCCTCAATCTCTGGAATCCCACACAGGATGCGGTATCCAGACGGGTCTGGTACTTGCCTAGCCTTATCTTCTGCGCTTGCTGGTAATACTGTTGCTTCGTTCGGGTCGCTTGTAGAACCGATTAAGATTTCACTCATCTGAGGTTTCCAACCTTTCTGCTGTTTCAGCAATTAAGTTATTAGCCATTAATAGGCCACGCACTACACCAGCGGA